GGTTCGATTCCGTGACGAGTCGGATGGACTTAAATGTATCAATAGAAACTACGTGATGAGTAGTGCAATAGTGAGTACCAGTCCTGTAACTCTATATTGATATATTTAAAATTGATAAGAGAGTGTTTATATGAAAATTTCATCAAAAATAATCAATAATGGGATAGTTAATTCTAATATATCAATAGTTTTTGATAAATCAAAATTAAATATTCTATCATCATTCTATAAAAAAGAACCAGGAAAGTATGCCGGTTTGTCAATTTATAAATATTCTAGAAAAAAAGAAACTTTAGAGCATGTAACAACTATAATTGGAAATAAATTAATTGCAGTAAATAAAGAACAATATAAAAACTGGAAAAATTCTAATTTATTAGGATTTCCAACTGAAATTTATATTAATTAATTTAATAAGGAGACTTTAAATTGAGTGGAAAAAGAGTAAAACAAATAAGAAAAATAGTTAAAAAACAAAAAAAAGAAATAGGAAAAGAAATATGGACTATGTTGTTTTCCTATAAATTAAAAGATAGAGCAAAAATTGCATTCAAAATCTTAATTGGTAGAAAAAAAATAAAAAACAATTAGGAAGGTTTTTCATGACAAAAAGCATTGATTATCATATTGGAAACATGGGTAAAAGTATAAAAGAAATGTCACCAGAAAACAGAGTTTATTTTGCATCTTTTCTTGAATCAAAATTAACAGAAAAGTATAGTGATCATAAAATAAATATTATGTATGGTAGCGGTTTAGATATGTTTGACAAACTAGATCCTAGAGAAGTAAGAAAAGATATAAGTAAACTTCATCTTGAATGGAAGACTGAAAATGGATTATAGAAAATGTCCTGAGTATATAAGAAAAAGCAAAGAAGATAGAGAAGTATTTCTTCAAAAGGGATGTAGATTTCCCTATGTAAGCAAAAGTTTTAATTTTCCATGGGATGACAATTCTTCTCTTCCTCCTTTAAATTTTTCTGAATTTGAAAGCGGTAAAAAAGAAGGTGTTTTTTATTGTCCTTTTATGCACCCATGCAAGGAACATTAATGGAATTAAATAAAATATATAAAGATGAATGGATAAATGTTTTAAAAAAAATTGAAGATAATTCAATTGATTTAATATGTGGAGATCCTCCATATGGAATAAATTATAATAAAAATGAATGGGATAATTTAAATAGTTTTGATCCATTTATTTTTTTTGGTGAGTCATTTTCAAAATTAAAAAAAAATGGAAATTTAATTGTTTTTTCTGGATGGTCCAATATAAATAGATTATTAAATGCTTATGAAAATTTATTATTACATGGTATGCCATATCTACTAAAAAACATAATAACATGGGATAGACAAAAGACTAAAAATGGTGGATTGAAAAATTTTACTTCTGCTGCTGAGTTTATTTTATGGATCACTAAAGGTGATCATTATACCTTCAATAAAGAAGATTCAAAAATTGTAAAAAAAACAAAAGGTGGCTATGGAACCAAAAATGGATCTATTTTTAGGAGAACTAGCAACGTATGGACAGGTATTTCACCAATTCATTACAAATCAAAAGAATATACTGGTTATGATTGCCAAAAACCTCTTGCATTGATGCAAAAAATAATTCGTATTTTTAGCAACCCAGGTGACACTGTTTTAGATCTTTTCTGTGGATCTGGATCAACACTAGAAGCAGCAAAAATAGAAGGTAGGAATTATATTGGTGGTGATAGTTCAGATGAAGCAATAAAAATATCAACTAAAAGGTTAGAAAAATATGTTTAAAAAAATAAAAAATTATTTATTAAAATCAAAAATTAAAAATAAATCACAAAGGTTTAAAATAGATAAAAATAGTATTATTCGTGTAGGTTCAAATGATGTTGTTTTAATAAGTATAGATTATGATAATTATGGTAGTATCTCTGAAATGAATAAACTAACAAATGATCTTATTCATGCTTTTGATTCATTTGGGTTGAGTACAATAATAATTCCAATGTCTTCTAAGAAAATTGATATAAAAGTATTAAAAATAAATGAAAAAATTAATATAACCAAATTAAACAAAATAAATAAAATATAACTTTTATTCAACACTATACCAATTCTCTGGTTCATAATTTGGTTTAGGAGCATTGGCAATTCCGAGATCCTTTAAAAACCAATATAGTTCACATTTTGTCATTTCTTTTCCATTAACTTCTTTCACTACATATCTATATGCTTGATAAACTATTGTTCCATCTTCTAATTTTACTGGTTGATTAGGAACAGGATCTGTAATAAAATCTTTTATTTCTTGAATTAGTTGTTCGGAAATTCCTAAAGACTTCATTTGTTTTCTTTTTTGTTGTCTTCTTTGTTTGCTATTCATAAATCAATATCCTCTTCTTTAGCAATATATCCACACCATGAACATTGACCGCTTGCAACATTTAAAGCATAATTTTCAAGTCCACATTTTGGACATCTAACCATATAAATTTTTTCATCGTCTCCTTTAAAAACCACTCCTTTGTTGTTTTTTTTTGGATGTTTTTTTGCAAGATTAATTAAATCTTTTTTTACACCTGCCATCATTCCATTAAAAATATTTCTGCTTCTTTCTTGTTTTTCCATTTTTCTTCTTTTATTCCATTCATCTTTAACTGCAATAACAGCTTTATTTGGATCTTCATTATTTACTTTTCTTATTTTTATTTCATTCTTTAATCCACATCTAGTGCATACTACTCTAGCAAGTATAGATTCTGAATCAGTTATCACTTTTACGGTTGGTTCATTATTGCAAACCTGACATCGCTCTAATTTGTTTTCATTCATTGTTTTATCCTTTTGAAATTTTATTTATTATATCGGTGCTCCACAATTCCTACATTCAACCATTCTAGATTTTATTGTACTATTACAATAATCACATGTCTTATCTTCATCGATACATTTAGAATTATCATTAAAATACATAATATCTCCAGCATTTGCTAAATAAGGAAATCCATATTTTTCTCTAATATTATTTATACTTAAATAGGCCATTTACTTGCTCCTTTTGTTCCAGTTTTTTATTATCCTTTGTTTTGATTTTATAGTATCTGATAATAAAAATTTATTATTTAATAAAATCGTTTCACGGTCACTTTTGCTTTTACATTTGCAGCACTGTATAAATAGATCGCACACATCACTATATGTGTCCATGTCTCCTGTTTCAAATTCAGCTTTTCCACCACAGAAGGGGCAAGGTTTTATTTTTAGCATATTTCTCTTCCTCCGTCGATATATTCTTTACAACTAGGACAATACGCTGGAGCATTTTCATGAAAATAATAAGCATTATCATGATTACACATAGAATCGCTGTCTTTCATTGTATCATGTTTTATTCTTAAAATCATTTTTTTTATTATTTTTAGCATTTCAGGCCTCTCATAGTGCTTTATATCGCTTTAAACCGTCACCTCAAAAGGTGAGTTATGTTGTTATTTAACCATATAGTCTATCTATTGTATTATCTATAGATTCTTTTTGATTTTCTGTTATATGTTTGTTTATTTTTATCCAGTCAAGAACACTATCTAAGAAATTATATGTTGAATCGTCTATATTTTCATCTGAATATATAACATCCTCTAATTTGTTTTCATATTCTTCATAGTTGCAATGTTCGCACATTTTTCGTTCCTTTTTTATTGTTTATATTAATTCATGTTTATCTATACATTCTTGACATAGGTTTAATATTATACTTCTAGTTTTTCCATTTTCATGATCCGCTAAATTATATTTATAATCTTCAATAGTATATTTAATAGAAGTTGGATTATTACATTCTTCACATGGGATATTGTTATTCTCTTTATTATTCATTGATTCAAGTTCTTTAATTGGCCCAATACACCAATCAAGACCATTTAAACATTTATTATCTTCAAAATTATCACAACCTGTACATTCTTGCAAATATCCAGGAGTACAATCAGGACTAACTTCTTCACATGGCATTAAATCATCAATTTTACATCCACATCTATCACTATCCTGAAGTCCATCAAATCCATTATCTATTAAATACTTTTTTATTATTTTTTCAACGTCCATTATTTACTCCATGTTTGTGGTTTGTTTGCTTCTTTATCAATACATATAACATTAGACACTCTTCTTGTATCAAGACTCCCATACACATAATAAAAATCAAATCCATTTTCTTTACAGATGTTGGTTTGCTTAATTATGTCTTCATTACTCATATAACTAAGAGAGCAGGAGCATCCAGACAATAATGTCATTAATACTACCAATATTTTTTTCATTTTTTATTTCTCCAGTTAAATAATTTATACCACCATTTAGATTTTATTTGTGATAATTCTTTTTCAATATCTATATTTTTTTCTCTTATTTCATAGGATTCATTTATTTTTTTATTCATATCATTAAAAACCTCTCCAAGGAAACTTCCTGGAGCAATAGCAAAATAAGTTTTTTTATCATAATGTGCATAATTTCCAAATTCATCAATTATAGTATTTCTCTTAATAAAACGGTGTATTTTAGCAGCATTCCTCTCAAATGCTTGAGCTGTTATATTATTATCAAATTTTTCAACTTTAGATAATGGTTTACTATATTCTAAAAATTGATTCTCTTCATTTATTGCTATTGTTTTATGTTTACCACTATAAAATTTTATTTCTTTTTTCATCTTAACAACCTTTCATATAATTTCATTTCAGATTTTATATCTACCCATATATCATTATCTTTAATAGTTTCAATAAGTAACCATCTATCTTCATAGTTAATTTTATGCTTTAAATCAAAATGCCAAATGAGTAAAATACTATTTATAATAATTATATGTAGCCATGTAATTATAAAGTATAAAAGTCGATATACATATTTCATTGTTTTTCTCCAAAAAATTCCTCAGTTTTTATTCCAGTAGCTTTTTCTATGATTTTTAATATATTTTCTACATCTTCAATATATGTAGTCTTTTTAGGTTCTTTGAATATATTTATTAATGCCTCTAGCATTTCTGGTGCAGCAGCAATTAATTTTAAATCAGCTTCTCTTTCTTCTGTATTACCCATTCCACCACAGGTTGCATATTTATTTCCTTCACCAAGTTTTTCTTTTTCAGGCATTACTACTATATTTATACCACCAGCTCCTTCTTTAACTTTCCATGGACCAGGTGTATGTTTTAATTTTTTATTCTTCATGACTGACCTTCTTATTTATTAAAATTTTTAAAATTTTTTCTTTCTGGTCTAATGACAATTTGTCTGTATTATATAGGAGAAGTTCCTTTAAGTGTATCTTTTTGTAATGATTCTCTTTCATTATTATTTAATCCTTTTGGTATCTTATAAGTCTTTCTTTCTTTGAATTCTTCAGTTTTGCCTTTGTTCCAACCACAAACTGGTCTATAAAAACCACAAACTCTACTGTAAACCATGCAAGGTATTTTTTTACTCATTATATTCTCCACCATTTTTTTTTATAATATTTACATTTATTTTTTTTATTTAATATCTCGTAATGGTTAGTTTCAAAAATTTCATATTTATTTAATTTAAAAAAATTTTCAACTTCTTTTGGTGCAATTTTAATCTTACATCCAGTGAAACTACATATTGAATTTATTGTATATGTGCAATCTTTTATTACTTTTATTTCTTTTTTACTGTATACGTTTTTAAAATATTTACATTTTTTGCATAAAATTTTATTTTTTACGTTTTTTTCCATTTTTTTTGATATCCATTATTACTTTTTTTATTACTTCAATTGGTTCAAGCTTTTTTAACAGTTTTACAATCATCCATACAAATATGTATCCAGGAACTAATATAATTATAAACAAATGGATAATGTTTTTTGGTTTTATTGACTTTTCTTTTATGAATGAAATTGCATATATAAAATTCCAAAGAGATAGAAAAAATATTATTGGTATAAGTAATGATGTTTGCACAATTATACCTTTTGTTTATATATTAAAAATATTAAAATAATTGAAATTATTACAATTATAAACCTTGTAAAACTAAATCTACTAATGAATTTAGTTGTACTATATATATATTCATCTCTATTTATTGGTGTTTTTGAATTTCTAGTATATCTTACTTTAAAGCAAAATAATATATCCCATAATGATATTATAAAATATAAAAATTCATATACAATAATATCTCTTATACTTTCTTTTAATTTCATTTCTTTTTTCCCCTATTCTTTTTCTTTTTTGCACCACAGGTTTCAGTTTCTTTATATTTGCTGTGTAACTTTACTTTTTTCTTAAAAGTAACTTCTTCTTTTAAGTGATTAAAATAAAGAAATTTCTCAACTAGCATGTCTACTTTTTTTTCCATAATTATTATTTAATTAAGTCCTTTAATATAGATACAACCACTGATGCAACTGTTATTGCACCAATAATTGAAAAAAACATTATTGGAATTTTTATAATTGCTAAAATAATAATAATTAAAACAAAAATAATAGCTATTCGCATTGTGAACACCTTTTCCTTTTTAAATCTATTTCATAATCAGTATGATAAGTAACTTTTATTTTGCATTTCGTGCAATTATAAATTTTTTTTATCACATTGAAGCTAATTGATTTGGCTTTTGGCCTTGATACTGGTTTTTTATCCAACTTTTCTATCCATTAATGATACAATTTTTTTTTCTTCTTTTTCTGAAGATAAATTTAAATCTGTTAATAGCGAAGATATCCTTGTTATACAATGCTGGGTTTGTTTAGGACTCATGATCATATAATTAGAATCAAGATACTCTATTAAGTTTATACCCTTCAATAGAGTATATTTGTTATCTTTATATACAAGATATTCTCTTTTCATTTTTCTTTTATCGTTATTATGATTATAGTTATCTTTTTGTCTTTTTTCTTTTTCTTCTCTTAGTTTTATATTCAATTCTTTGATTTTTTTTGTCATTTCTCTTTTAGTTATAGCACAACCTTTGTCGTATTCTCTTTGCAGCTTATTTTTTATTGATTTTTTTCGTATTAATCCAAACATAAAAATACCCTCTTATTTTAGTTAAATATTATGAAGAAGTATGTTTTTTATTTATTTGTACACATTAACAAGATAAAGAAAATATGTCAATGTTTTTTTATATAGCAATAAAAAAACTTGTTTTTTTGTTTCCTTCACCTTCAGTTATTTCAGCTATTTGATTTGAATCTTTTAATGCATTTAATATATCATTTCTAACATATCCCTGTATATTTTGTGTTTTTTGTGTTAGTTTTGATCTTTGTATTTTACCATTTTTTCTTATAATGTTTAACATATTTTTTAAGTCATGTTCATATTGATTATCTGCCATAAAGTTTTCTACAATATACATCATATATTCTGACAAGTAATTAGTTAATTCTATTCCATAATTTATTTCTTTTTCGGTTATTACCGGGTTTTCTATATTTACCCCGCCAGCAATTATTAAAGCAATTTTTTCTGCTAATTCTGTAGTTCTACTGAATATTGTTTGTATTTCGTCTGGATATTTATTTTGTTTATCTTCAATGTATTTATCATAATTATCAATCATGTCAATTGCATCTTCAGTAAAATCAACAATTTGAGGATTTACTACAGTCATGTGATCTATGTTCCCAACTGGTGCAATATTTGTTGGTTTATCGTAGATTCTTTTCATTTTATTCAATAAATCAATTGGTGGTTTTATTTTTTTTCTATCTCTTTTTTTCTTTTTACTCGGTTTTTGTGTTGATTCAAAAATTAACATTCTTGATAAAAAACCATTTTCTATGTAATCAAGAGTCATTCCTTTATAAAGAGAATTTGGAACAGTTGTTCCATAAATACATAAATTTGGATGATTTATTATTTTTTGTCTGGATTCATCTGCATATGACTTTCCTTCATATACATCTCCAGCAGAGGAATACAGTGTTAAAATTACATCAACAACCTGTCGTAAATGGGGACTTCCTAGGCTTTTTGTTGTTTGAATAAATCTTCCTATTTCATCTAATAAAAAAATAGATGATTCAGCACCAGGAAGACTTAAAGCGGTCTCTATAGCTGCATCAGATGCAAGTTTTTGTGTTTGAGTTAATTTACTTGCTCCAATTTCTCTAAAAATGTTTTTTATCACTTGCCTTGGCGAATCTTTTCCACTACCAGATAACCCAACCCCAAGACAGTAAATATTTGTCCTTATGCCAGAATCAGTTTGTATTTTTCTGCCTTGCAATGAAGCAATTGCAGCTATACTTGCACCTAATGCATATATCGGTTGAGGCTTTATTGATGATTTAACCATATATTTCATTAATTCACCAACAACTCCAGGCGGTTCAAGTAAATGTTTTGGAAATTCTGGTTTTTTTTGTTTTTTTACTGTATAATTTATTTTATCAGGATTGACTTGTTGATTTTCTTCTGTTTTTTGGTACGTTGTGGTCCATCCAAGTTTTTTTGCTTCAAAAAATAGTGATCCTATTTCAACATCTTTAGGTTTTAAACCTTGCCATCTCTTTTCCATGTCTTCAGGTTTATATTTAGAACTACTTTTGCTCCACTCATTCCAAAGTCCATAAGCAGAAGGAGAACCAGTGCTTTTTAGAATCATGCCAATTCGAATCCACAAATCACGATCATCACTTGACATAAATGATAATGCTGATCTTATTTCTACTATTTCTTCAGGAGGTAAAATTTCATCTTCAAATTGTTGAGCTTCAACTTGTTGCTTTTTATATGCTTCGATTTCTGGTTGGAGATTTTTACAATACTTGTCTAGATTTTCTATTATGTCATCTTCAAAAATATCATAGAAATTATAACTTTTATCATCAGCAAATATGACATATCCACCATTCGCACGAATATCAACTGGTAACATTTTATCAAAAAAACAAGTTGCTGAATTTAATTTGGTAAAATCAGTCTTGAAATAATAATGTCTACCTCCTGATGGAGTTTCTACTTGTAAAGTATCGGTATCAAAAGGAACACCTAATATCTTTTCAAGTTCTTCTACTATTTCATCAACTGATCGTGTATCAATATCATATGTTCCATCTTCTCTATCAGTTCCAGGTATTTTTTTATTAACATCAATATCTATGACAACTATATTGTTGATATTTCCAGTAGGTAGTCCTATAAGCAAATCTTCCTTATAAAACATCCTATCAAGTTTGTCTATATCATTACTAGCATTATAGAATCCATTGGATGTGATTGGCTTTTTTAAATTGTTACATGGAAATACTTTTTTCCCTTTCTGTACCAACTTCCGCACGTTTTCATTCATAGAACAGCTTCCTATCTATTTTTTTTAAAGCTTTTTAGTTTAAATTGAATTTTTTTATTAAAATATTCTCAACTGCTAAAGACATATTATTTGAAGTTTTTATTTTTTTTACAAAATCTTCAGTAAAAGTAAATGTTTTTTTCTTTGTTTTTTTCTCTTTATATTTTCTTTTACTTTTTATTTCTTTAATTTCAGAAAGATTTTCAGAAACATTATCTTCTATAAATTTACTCATATTATTATCTTGTTCTTTTTTTACCTCCATTTCTATGAAGTCAACTAAATCATGATCAAGTATCAATGATACTGTTACATAATTAGTTTCTTTGTTGGAATTTCTGTATCTTTTGTCTGCTTCTCTTCCTCTTTTATCCATTCTCTTCTTTTCTCCTGTATTTTATCATTTAGTTTTATTGTTGCTTTTATATCTTCTATTGCACTATGTGCTTTAAATTTTATTCCCATTTCCTTACAAACTGTTTCTAATTTGTAATTTGGAAGCAATGGTAATATTTCTGTTACTAATAAAAAAGCAACTTCAGACATCACTTCATAATTTAAACTAAAGAAATAAGAACCATAAAATGTATTATTATTCTTTAAAAATAACGATCTAATAAATTCAGAATCAAATTTTGTATTATACCCTGATAACATTAGCTTATCAGTTTTATCATACCTATCAACAATTCTATCAAGAAATGAAACAAATTTTTGATATAATTCGGCTTCCGATACACCATTCTCTTCTAAAAATTCCCATGTAATGCCAGTAATTTCTTCAATTTCGCTATAATTATATGGTTGCACTTTTGGTTTACAATACATATGAAATATTCTGTCATCACATATTGCAGCAAGTTCAATTATCTGATGATGTTGTAATCCAGAAATATTTTTTGCATTCAGTCCTGTTGTTTCTGTATCTATCCAGATTTTTTTCATGAATTATTATCCTTTAATGAACTTTTTTTTCAATACCATTGTTAATTGTTATAGCTTCACCTTTTATTATTATTTGTGCATTATGTTTTTTACTGAATTCTTTTAATTGGTCTAATGTAAATATTTTTCCAAAATCTTCTTTTTGCACTATCCAAGTTAATTGTCCCATAGTATTTATCCTTTTTATAGTTTATATTAATAAAAGTATTATTTTGTTTATATCTTGTCAACAAAAAAAAACAAATATTTAAAGAATAATATTATATAAGAGAATAACATTATTATACTAAATATTATCCATGGAATTAATAATCCTAATATAGAAATTGCTATAAATACTCTAGTATTATGTTTCATTTTATTAATCCTTTTAATATATGCGCTATTACATCAACTGTAAAACTATTACCTAGTGCTTTATATCTTTGTGTATTGCTTATATAGTCAGTAGTGTAATGATCTGGATAAGTCTGTAGTCTTTCACATTCAATTGGTGTTAATTTTCTTGTGTTTTCTCTTAATGTTTTTAAATCAGTTGATAAGGCTTCATCTTCTGTACCTTCAAAAACATTAGGAATATGCCCTCCTCCAGATGATGTTCTAACAGTTGGTGATTTATCTTTAAATGTTCTACATTTTTTTTCATTAAAACCACCGTATAAGTTATGAATAACTATATTGTCCTTTTGTACTGTTGTTAAAGTACCACTTTCGTTGTCGGTTCTAGGTTCTATTCTCTGTTTTGCAATTAATGATTTATTATAATCATCTCTTTTTCCAGTTAAAGGATTTATTTTTCTTCCAACCATTCTACCAATTTTTTTTCCTGACAGTAATACATCTTTTAATTCTATACCTTTATCTTCTGGTTGCTCAATATTCCAGTTGCACCAATACAACCGTTTTCTATTTTGTGCACTAACAAGAGCACTATTTATTTCTATTGGTTCGACACCTAACAAGTCAGTAATTACTTTTTGATACTCTTTTTTCATTTTAACATTTTCAAGTAGAAAATATTTAGGCTTGTAATGCTTTAAAACATCAACAAAAGTAAAAAATAGTTTTGATCTCTCATCATTAAAATTTAATTGTTTACCGGCAAAACTAAAACCTTGACATGGTGAACCACCTATAATTAAATCAGGTTTTTCTATGGACCAGGACCGCCAATTTGTTATATCTCCCAACTGTATAATATCAGACCAGTTGTTTTTTGATATTTCAATAGCGTATTTATCAATCTCACTACTATAATATTTATCAACTTTTATATTAGCTCTTTTAAGTGCAAGTCTTGCACCGCTTATGCCATCAAATAAACTTAGAACCTTCATTCTATAAATCCTTTTTCTTCCCATATTTTTATTGTTTTTTCTATATCTAATTCTGAAACTGGACCATCTTGAATGCTTGGTTTCTTGGAACCATAAACTATTCCTAGACTTAAATTTTCATCTTTTAATATTTTTCTTGCATCTGTTTTTGTTATTTTCATTTACATTACCTATTTTCTTAATCCTTTTTATATATATTTATCAGTCTACATACATATGAGCTGTAATATGGGGCACTATTTAAAAAACATTCATAACATTCATTTGTATTAACTTCTTTTTCTATTTTTACACAATAATCTTTTTTCATATTTTTATTTTAGAATCCTTTGAGTCTAATGTTGTATCCACATACATATCAAGAGTAGTAGATACACTTGAATGACCGCCATATTTACTAACTGCTTTAATATCTTTTTTTTCTACAGAAATCTTATGAGTAAAAAACCAATGTCTTAATTTATGTGGATGTACATCTTTATTGATTGTTTTTTTAAAGAATTTTCTTATTTGTCTATATAATGAAACTCTATTATATTTATTATTAATCATATTATAAAAAAGATATTCAATATTTTTTGAACATGGAAATATTTCATATACTTCTTCTAAAAAATCATTTTGGATAAAAATAAATCGTTCTTTTTTTCCTTTTCCGACTATACGAACTTTTTTACTAACTTCATTGTATTCGACTATATCTTTATGTTTTATATTTATGAATTCAGATATTCTAAGTCCAGACCTTGCAAGCATTCTTATTATAATTGATGTTCTTTTGTCAAATTTAGTGCTTTTTTTTGTTATTTTTGTTGCTTTTTTTATTTCTTTTAATGTCAATGATACATGTTTTTCTTTTGATACTTTTCTAGATATATTTTTAAATTGCTTCAACACATCAATTGGATTTATTTTTATCTCTCCAGCAATATTCATGACTTTAAACATTTTTGACAATGATGCTATTTTTCTATTAATTGTTGAATTTTTAAATCCTTTTTCTTCAAGATGATTAATATATCCTATGATATCATCTGCACCTATTTTTTTAGGATCTTTTTGAATAAAGTCAAAAAATAATTTAAAATCTGATTGATATGCTTTTTGACTTTCTTTTGATAAAGACATCCATGCTGCAGATTTTATTTGTTCTACATGATTGTTTTTATTTATTACCTGTAATTCTTTACTGTTATTCAAAATAATAACTCCATTAGTTTTTCATCTGTACTTTTATTATCATATGTACTATCTTGCTTATGTCCATCACTTTTTTCTTTTTCTTCAAGAATATATCCAGTTATTTTAGGAAATTTATCATTTACATCGACTATTATTTTTACAGCTTCTTTAAAATTATTTTTTGAATTGAAATACTTAATAGCTTCATCAACAGTTTGAATATCTTCATCAGTTCGTTCTTTTATCCATGATGCAGCTTTTCTTTGAGCAAATCCTATATGATCTAAACAAATCCATTCATTATATGAGCTATATAAATCATAATAATAACTAACTTTCATACTTGGAGTTTTGCCAATTTTTTCATGTTTTGAATAAATAACATTTTTAACGTCTACTGTTTTAGGCTTTTTCCATGTAGATAAAATTTCTTCTTCACTTGCTTTTTCTTCATGTTTTTCACCTTCTGGAAATTCATATCCACAATCTGGACATTTCATTATTGATAAATGTACAACACTATGGCAAACTGGACATTCTTTTTGTGGAGCACCTGTTGGTCTTTTTCCTTTTTCTGTTTTTTTTATTTCAATTTTATCGATTGGACCCATTCTTTGAATATTTAATCCATAATCTAGAACTAAGCAGTTTTCTTTATCAGGATGTATCCTTAGTGCTCTTCCTACCATTTGGTAGTATAACCCAGGTGACTTTGTACTTCTCAATAAAACAACACAATCTATTTCTTTGTCATCGAATCCTTCAGTCATCGAATTTATGTTAAGAAGATATTTTATTGTACCATTTTTAAAATCTTTTATATTCTTATCATTTATTTCTTTTGATTGCTTTGAATGAACCATTGCAATTTTTGAATCATGTTTCATCATAGAATTATATACTTCTTTACAGTGCTTTATCCCTGATGTGAAAATAAGTACTTTTTTTCTATTTAATGTATATTCAGATATTTCTTTAACTGCCTTCTCTACTAAATCGTTTTCCATAAATGCATGTTCCATTTCATCCTGCTTATAATCGCCACTTCTGACATGAACATTCGAAAGATCAACTTTTTCTACTCCATTTTTTGATATTATTTTAGAAAGATACTGTTTTTTATCAGTATTTCTATAGTCATTTGGATCTATAAGCTCTTTTATTGATGTTTCATGACATACATGATCAAATAATGCATCTTTTCCTTCTGTCAATAATCCAGATTTCATTCGATAATGAGTTGCCGTTAAACCGCCGATAACTACATTTGGATTTATTTTTTCCATTTCATGAAGAAATTTTCTGTAAGTTCCTTCATTTTTTGGATTTATTCTATGACATTCATCAACTAAAATCAAATCTTTAAATCCAATTGCCGACCATGCTTTATTGTGAACTGACTGTATCCCTGCTAATGTTATTCTTTTATTGGTATCCTTACATTTTAATCCAGCACTATATATTCCTATATCCATGGGATCTATAAAATCCCTAAATAAGTCTGTCATTGTTATATATGCTTGTTTCAATAATTCACTTTGATGAGTAACAAGTAAAACTCTTGTATCTTTGTATAGAATTATTTTTTTTACAATTTCTGCAATTAAAATTGTTTTTCCACCGCCAGTTGGAACAACAACAAGTGGATGTTTTCCATGATTGTTTGCAGTAAAATTAAAAAAATCATCTATTGCTTTTTTTTGGTAGTATCTTAGCTGTAAACTCATATTTTATAACCTTCTGGTAGTAAATGTTTTATGCTGTGCTTGATTATTAAATCTAAATATAAATTGTCTTTTTTAATATTTCTATTTTCATACTTTTCAAGTAATTGTAGATTCTTTGGATTCCAGCACTTTTTTATATCGTTTTCATTATTGAAATCATATAAAGACATTGGAATGATATGGTCAATATCTATATTATCATTTTTTACAAATTTTTCCCACAATTTACTTTTTTTTAAATGATTTATGTATTCTATATTCTTCACTCCAGTATATTTAAAAAATGTTTTCTTTTTCTCAATGTTTAACGATTTCATGTTTGATCTAAATAATGATGATATATTTTCTTTTAATCTGTATTCTGGATTTTCTTTTCTTTTTCTTTTTTTGTTTATTAAATTAGTTTTATTTATTTTTTCTATATTTCTCTTTTTGTACTCCTTTTGGTATTTTAAATATTTCTCTTTGTTCTTTTCCCTGTATTCGTTGTTTTTTTTATTTATTTCATTTTTATTCCTATTGTAATGGTCTTTTTTACATTCTTTTATTTTATCTTTGTTATTTTCTCTATATTTTTTATTACTTTCTTTTATTTTATCTTTATTATTAATTCTATAATTCTTACTATATTCTTTTCTTTTTTTACTTTTGTGTTCATTTTTCCTGCAATCTTTACATGCACTTTTTCTTCCAGACTTTTTACTAGTTTGTTTATGAAAGTCTTCTATTCCTTTTTCTTCTTTGCACAATGAACATGTTTTTTTTAGCAATTTTCTATCCTTTTAGATTCTTCTTTAAATATACTATCCTGTTCAAGTACTTCAGGACTAACCATTAATGATTGTTGATTGTATCCAGATAAAGATATACCACCAAGACTTGTTGCTCTTGATAATGCTACATAACCCATGCCATATTCAAAAACATCTGATAAATCAATATTTATATTATCAAAGGTTGCTCCTTGACTTTTATGAATAGTAAGTGCCCATGATAGTTTTAATGGCATTTGATTTATTCGAGCAACTACTACATTCTTTTGACTTTTTTCATCATACTCTTCAACTTCCCATTTTCCAGGAACAACTGGCACTACTCTTTTATCTTTTAATAGTTTAACATATGGAACATTTGGAAAAACTTTGTCTTCTTCACCATCTTTAGTATATGTTGTATATTCATCAAATTTAACAACTTCACCTTGAGTTCCATTTACAATTCCATTGTCAAAATCATTTTGTATAAACATTACTTTTGCTCCTTCTTTCAACATAAGAGTTTCTTCTGCTAAACAATTTTTCTTTAATATTTTTAATTGATACTCTTTTCCTTCTTCTTTCATATAGAAAAATACTGGATTTTTGTCTATTTCATTTAATTTTTGTGCATTTATTACATCAACATTTGCATTTTTGCAAAAAAGTTTTATTGATTCATCGCTATAATCTTCTTTATTTAAACTATCCAGTAATTCAATTTTATTGTCATTAATGCTGTTTTCTCTTATACCATTTAATAAATTTATAAAATTTTCTTCAGATTGTCTATATATTTTTTCAAGGTAACATATATTGAAATTTGCAGTATTCCATGATCTTGATTTAAAACAATAATCTTTGTTTGGTGATCTATCAACTGGTGGCAATTGAAAGAAATCACCACTCACTATGACTTGAAGACCGCCAAATGGTTCATTATTTTCAAAAACAAAACGACACGCCTCTTCTATTACATCGAGCTTAACACCTTTTAACATTGATATTTCATCAATAATTAATACATCAGTGTTTATTATTCTTTTTCTAGACCAAGGATTTCTTGCTATTTTAAATAAATCATCTTTCGTTAGTTTTTCTTTTATTCCAGTTCCAGACCATGCATGAACAGTTTGACCATTTATATGAGTAGAAGCTATTCCTGTTGATGCTGTTTTTGCAATAATTTTACCTTTTTCTTCCAATGCTTCTATTATTTTATTTAATGTGTACGTTTTACCAGTATTATGAACTATGATACCATTGGCTACAAAATTATCATATGGAAGTTTACAAGAAATATCATATGTATCTTTTTTTATTTTTAAATCTATAACTTTTTTTACTTTTACATAAACAGGTTTTCCATGCCCAAAATTTTTATAATTTTTTTTACCATGACTTGCTAGATGATCTTTGCTTTTTAATTTTTCCAAATTAGATAGATTGTTATTGTTAACGTCTTTATCTTTATGGTGAATATGATATTTTTTTCTATCAACATATTTTAGTTTTTTTGACTTTTTTTCATCATAAGTACATAAAATATAATCTTCAAGAGATAAATTATTCATAAATGCTTCATATGTTAATATATGGATATATGAATAAAAATTATTTTTTAAAATTATTTTTATTTTATGTGGATAAAATTTTCCAACTTTCATTTGTTTATATATTAATTTATTTTTTTTTGTTTTGTTTTGTTTGTTTTTATATCTATAGATAGTATCTATCATTACTTCATGTTCAGTATTCAGTTCACCAATTTTAACCCATTCATGATCTTTTGTCAAAATAGGATGCTCATATGTTCCTTCAATTGAATTCCCATTTTCTAATTCTAGTTTATATATATTTTTCAATCCACTATACCAGACATTTTCAATGTTATTTAATTGAATCAGATCAATATCTTTTTTAAATGATCGAACTTTTGTACTAATTTCAGAATTCCAACATCGCCCATTTAATTTATATGTTATAATAGATCCATCATCTCTTTCTAATTTTGATATGTTATTAAATTTAAAAAACAAATGCTTAATGCTACATTTAAATCCTTTATTTGCTCTATTTAAAGAAATAATAGTATCTTCTGTTAAACATCCAGCTTTTCCTGTTAGGAAAATATTTTCACCTTTTAATGCTAATTCTATTGCCTTTTCTTGGTTCATATTTATATCTCCTTTAATCTCGGATCAATTTGTTTGTTCCATGCTTTTTTTTCTTCAATGTTTCCAGTTATTTCACCATTGACCTGTTTTTGTAATTTAGTACTTGCTTCTCTAGTTATATTTGTTATATATTTAATTTGATTCCTTAATTCCTGACTTGTATAAATGAAATCAATTTCTTTATTCAAATCTGGAATACCTGATAAATTTGTATTACTAAATTTAATTCCATTGTCAAGAACATAAAGACATCCATCTTCCTGATGTTCAATTAATTTTGCATCAATAAGTGTAGGATTGTAGATATGAGAAGGACATCCTTCTATAAGTGTTACATTATCGATTATTTCTTTTTTAAGAAGACAATTATTTTTACCATTCTTTACAGGTTCTCTATATCTACATGTTTTACAATTAACGAGTGGCACTTTTGAATCATGGCAATTTTCTTGATAATCACACCATTTGCATTTATAAAATTCACGTTTTTCTGACAGTTTAGCGGGTAAATTCCAATTATCAAATATAATTATTTTTGCTTTTTCTATAATAGATTCAGCAACTTTTTTTTTGTATTCTGTTCTGATCGAAATATAATCTCTACCACCAGGAGTAGTTACAGTTAAATAATGTCTTTCAAATTTCATTTCATGCATATAAATCATTGCTTGAGCATAATAAACTTCATCCCAATCTTTCAATGCTGACTTTTCACCAACTTCTTTTCTTAATTTTTCTAATTTTTTAAATTTGGATACATCCACGGATTTATGTTCCCATGTATGCCATGTTGTTGGTGCTTCTTTTATTCCACGAATAGCACCATCACAATGTCCTCTGAAATGATCAAGTAATAATGAGAATCCAATTTGTTCTCCAGTTTCTTCATTTAAGGTATATAACTGAATATATGGTAACATTCTTAATCGTTCAGCCATTAAATCTTCTTGTATAAAACCATCTTTAATTGCTCGTAATCCAGATGCAGCAATTGCTCTATTTTCAACATTTCTAAATCCATAAAAAAGCTTCCTCATGCATTCTTCACCGATTTGAGACATACCAAGATAATGTCGTTTTTTTTCGAGTTTTTGTTTTTGCTCAAGAGCTTTATCAATTTCTAATAATGTTTTGTCATGTATTGTATAATCTAATTTAGCCATATTTATCACCTTACATATTTTAATTTTTATATATTAAAATATAATTATTGACTATTTTTTCAATTTTTTTTAATATATTTTTTTTATTTTTTTTTGAATCATCTAGAATTTCCAATAATTCATTAAAAATATTGTTTATTTCCTTTTCTCTTTCAAGAAGTTTTATATTTTCATTTATAATTTTTATAATTTTTGAATTATGACTTATAGATTTTATTATATTTTCTTTTTTATTATTCATATTTTACCTTTTTATTTAATTTATTGTTTTTTCGCCATTGGCATTACAACACCCCATCCATCATCATGTTCAAAAAATAAATGATCTTTTTCTGTTCCATGTCCAATGAAAAACGCAACATTATCTAAATTATCATTTATTTTTTTTATAAATGAACTATTTAGATCTCTAACTCCTGCTGTTATTCTATTTTTGCTATTAAAATTTATTCCTGAACAATCACAATATGGACAATTTTTTTTATATGTTTCCTTACTACCTTCTATTGATAATTTATCAAAAACATGTTTTGAAATATGTGTATCACCATTACACAATGGACATTCATGATATGTAGTTATATCATCCGTGTATGTTGCATCATATGAAAGAGAAACTTCTCCATCTCCATAACATTCAGGACATTCATAAATAATAAGATCTCCTTTGCATTCTGAACATATATCAAAAACAATATCATCTGTATTTATTTTTTCAGAAAGATTACTTTTTTCTATTTCTTTAAATTCTTTATAAAAATCTAAAATTGAACTTTTAAGTTTATCGCTTTCTTTAAGTTGTATATTTTCTGTATTTTTATCCATAGAAACAAGAATTCTAGCATCTGTTGCTATAATTTGATCATTTATTTGAAATGGTTCTCTTAAATGACCCCTGTCTAAACAGAATTTTTTAAGAATTTCTATTTTATTTTTCATATTATTCTCCATTTTTATCTAATTTATTCTTTCTCTTATCTGTTTTTTCTCTATGATGATATCTACATAACCATTCAACAGTTTTAATATCACTATAGTCATTATAAAATGCTACAACATCTGGA